ATGAAAAAGATGGATTAGATATACTAGAAGAGCCTAAACCTAATCATCTTTATTTTGTTACTGTAGATACATCTAGAGGGGTTGGAGGAGATTACTCGGCTTTCACTGTAATCGATACAACAGTATTCCCGTTTACAGTAGTAGCCAAGTACAGAGACAATAAGATTAGCCCTTTGCTATACCCGACTATAGTTCATAAAGTAGCAAAAGATTTTAATGGGGCATTTATTCTTGTAGAAATTAACGATATTGGTCAACAGGTAGCCGATATTATACATAATGATCTAGAGTATGAGAACATGATTTGGGTAGGAAGTGATACCAGATACGGACAAGTTCTATCCAGCTCGGGTAGAAGTTCTGTTCTAGGTGTTAGAACTACAAAACAAGTAAAGAGAATTGGGTGTGCAACACTTAAATCTCTTGTAGAAGAAAATAAATTATTAGTTTTTGATAAGGATATAATTTCAGAATTTTCAACATTTATTGAACATGCTGGAACCTTCGAAGCTGATGAAGGATATAATGACGATCTTGTAATGACGTTGGTCTTGTTTGCATGGGCAACAAACGATCCGTATTTTAAAGATCTGATGAATAGTAATAATAGACAGGCCATGTATAGTAATCAGATGAAGAGTATAGAAGAAGACCTTACTCCATTCGGATTCATAGACAACGGGCAGCCGGAGGAACTTCAGCCAGAAGTAGTTGGCGGAGACCTTTGGATAACTGATAAATATAATAAAGACTATTCAGACTACCTAAAAGCGAAGAGTTGGTGAAGGCCAGTATTTTATAAATATACTGTATAAAATTTTATTATGTCATAAAAACGTTATAAGGAGAAAAACATGGCATTTCAGCTTTCACCAGGCGTTCTAGTAACAGAGAAAGACCTAACATCGGTCGTACCTCAGGTTGCTACTACTGCCGGCGCATTCGCTGGCGACTTTCAGTGGGGTCCTGTAGACCAAGTCGTTACAGTAAATTCAGAAAATGATTTGGTTACTAATTACGGTAAACCAAATGACACAAACTTCGTATCTTTCTTTACAGCAGCAAACTTTCTAGCCTATGGTAACAACCTTCAGTTAGTACGTTCTGTTGGTGCTGCAGCAAGAAACGCAAGAGCAAATACTTTAGGTACTGCTGTAAAAATTAATAATTCAGATGTATATGAATCAACGTACAATACAGGTACTGCATCTTTAGGTGAATGGACAGCGAAATATCCAGGTACGCTTGGTAATTCGTTAAAAGTTGCAATCGCTGATGCAAATACATACCAGGCATGGGCATATAACACAAGCTTTACAGGCGCTCCTTCGACATCGACGTCTGTTGCTGCAATCGGTGGTTCGAATGATGAAATGCACGTTATTGTTATTGATGAAGACGGTTTATGGACAGGTACTGCAGGTTCGGTTCTAGAGCGTTTTGCATACGTTTCTAAAGCATCTAATGGTAAGAGAGACGACGGTACAAAGAGCTACTACAAGGATGTTATTAACCAACAGTCCAAGTATATCTGGTGGACAAATCATAATGCTAACATTGTTGCAACAAGTGCAACTGTAGCTGCATGGGGTACACAAGCTGCTACTGGTGTTGCATATGCTAACTTACTAGCTAACGCAACACTATATTCAACATCAGTATCTCTAGCGGGTGGTGTAGATGCTGCTCCAGTTGCAGGTAATATTCAGTCAGCATTAAGCTTATTCATTAACAGCGAACAGTACGATGTGTCGTTAATGCCAATGGGCGCTGCAGATGCTGCAACTATTAACTATGCAACACAAAGTATTGCTGAAGTTAGAAAAGACCTGGTTGTCTTTGCTTCTCCTACATCAGCAGCCGTAGTTAATAACTCAGGTCAAGAACAAGCTCAGATTAGAATTTTCCGCGATACACTGACAAGCAGCTCTTATGCTTTCTTAGACTCCGGTTGGAAATATCAATATGATCGTTACAACGATACATATCGCTATGTTCCATTGAATGGTGACTCTGCAGGTATCACAGCTCGTTCTGACTACTCAACTGACCCATGGTTCTCTCCAGCAGGTTTCACGCGCGGTCAAGTTAAGAATGTAGTTAAACTAAGCTACTCTCCAACAAAGACAGACCGTGATTACCTATACAACGTAGGTGTTAATCCTGTTGTAGCTATGCCAGGTCAAGGTGTTGTGTTGTTTGGCGATAAAACTTTACTGGCTAAGCCAAGTGCGTTTGATCGTATTAATGTACGTAGACTGTTTATCGTGCTTGAGAAAGCAATTGCAACAGCTGCTAAATATCAACTGTTCGAGTTCAACGATGGATTCACCAGAGCACAATTTAAGAATCTAGTTGAGCCGTTCCTAAGAGACGTAAAAGGTCGTCGCGGACTAACAGACTATAAAGTTGTTTGTGATGATACTAATAACACAGGTGAAGTTATTGACCGCAATGAATTTGTTGCTGACATTTATATTAAGCCTGCGCGTTCTATTAACTTTATCCAACTTAACTTTATTGCAACTCGTTCCGGAATTGCTTTTGAAACAGTTGGCGCTTAATTTAAGGAGATAAAGAAAAATGGCTACTACTTTTAATGTAGATAACTTCAAGGCTGCTATTGCAGACGGTGGAGCACGTCCTAACCAGTTCATGTTCCAGTTATCTTTTCCAACTTATGTAAACGGCGCTGAAGCGGTTTCAAAATCACCATTTCTAGTATCTGTTGCTGAGTTACCTGGTCAAACAGTTAACCCAGCAATCGTACAGTATCGTGGTCGTGAAGTTAAATTTGCTGGTGATCGCGTATTTGCACCATATACAATTACTGTTCTTAACGATACAGGATTTGTAATTAGAAACGCGCTTGAAGAGTGGATGAATGGTATGGATGATTATGAATTCAAACAGGGCTTCATTGTTCCTGCTGAATATCAAGCAGACATCCAGGTATATCAATTGGATAGAAACGGAAACATGCTGAAGCAATTCAACATGATTAACGCTTTCCCAGTTGACATGTCACCGATTGCACTTGACTTTGGTGCGAATGACCAGGTATCCACATTCCAGGTAACATTCCAGTATCAGCACTTCACACCATTCTTCTAAAATAGAGTGAAATAATACATTATGGCAATAAATCTGTTTGGATTTACAATTGGTCGTGAGGATAATCAAAAGGAGTTAAAAAGCCAGTCTTATATAACTCCTATTTCTGATGATGGAACTTCGACCGTTGCCGCAGGTGGGTATTACGGAACATATGTTGATATAGATGCATCAGCTCGGTCTGAATCCGAGCTGATCTCTCGCTATCGAGATATTTCCAATTACCCAGATGTAGATACGGCTATTGAAGAGATAGTTACAGAAGCTATTGCGGCTATTGATAGTGAAGACCCGATAAAGATTGATCTAGAAAACGTAGATCTTTCTGATAGTATAAAAAAATCTATTACTAAAGAATTTAAAGAAATTATTCGCCTTCTTGACTTTAAAGACAAGGCTCATGATATTTTTAGACGTTGGTATGTAGATGGTCGTTTGTACTATCAGAAAGTTATTGATCCAAAGCAAACGAAAAAAGGAATTCAGGAACTTCGATACGTTGACCCCCGTAAGATAAGAAAAGTACGCGAGGTTAAAAAAGAGAGACTTCCTTCTGGTGTAGATGTAATTACATCTATCAATGAATTCTTTATCTATAATGAGAAGGGGTTATCTGTAACTCCAGGCTCTGATCCAAATCCCAACAATGGTATTAAAATTAGCGCGGATGCTATTACTTTTGTACCTTCAGGTATGTTGGATCTGGACCGCAATGTTGTTATTGGATATCTAAACAAAGCAATTAAGCCTGTCAATCAGTTAAAGATGATGGCAGACTCATTAGTCATTTATAGAATGGCTCGTGCACCTGAAAGAAGAATATTCTACATTGATGTCGGTAATCTGCCTAAGTTAAAAGCTGAGCAGTACATGAAAGACATTATGGCCAGGTATAGAAATAAAATTGTCTATGATTCCACTACAGGTGAAATTAAAGACGATAGAAAATTTATGACTATGTTGGAAGATTTCTGGCTGCCTAGAAGAGAAGGTGGTAGAGGTACAGAGATTACTACATTACCAGGCGGAGATAATCTAGGACAAATTGCTGACATTGATTACTTTCAAAACAAGGTATACCAATCACTTAATGTACCTACATCTCGCTTTGAACAACAAGCATCCGGATTTAACTTTGGCAGACAGGCTGAAATTTCTAGAGATGAATTAAAGTTTGCTAAGTTTGTTGGTCGTATTCGTAGAAAGTTCTCAGCATTATTTGATGACTTACTTAAGACACAATTAGTACTTAAAGGTATTATTACAATCGAGGATTGGGATGAGTTAAAAGATAAGTTAGACTATAAGTATGCTCAAGACCAATACTATCAAGAACTAAAAGAATCAGAAAACCTACGCAATCGTTTAGATGTACTTAATACCATGTCTCCATATGTGGGTATGTATTTCAGCAAGCAGTATGTGCGTACTAATATTCTTAAGTTAACAGAAGACGAAGTTAAGCAAATTGAAAAAGAGAATGAACAAGATCCAGTAACTATTCAACCTGGTATGCCGGGTTCTGAACAAGTTATTCCATCGCCAGATGCAGCTGCTCAAGAGCAGACGGGAGGAGGATCTAATTCAGGTAACCAAAACCCTCCACCGACCGATCAAGAAGCGGCACTGGCCAGGTAGTATAAATAATTAAAGGAAAATTATTATGGAAACAAAAGACATTGTAAATAATTTAATTAGTAATATTGTTGATGACAATGTTACTCAAGCTAGAGACGACTTTGAAGCTGCAATTTCAGCTAAGTTGGCGTCTGCTATAGAAGATAAAAAACAAGAAGTTGCTCAATCAATTTACGTTAACTCAGAAGAAGAAGACACTGAAGACGAAATGGAAGAAGATGGACAAGAACAATAAAACTTTATCGGAAGTTCGCAAATCAGCAGCAGAAAGAATGTATAATGCTGAGAACAAGCAACGCGCAAAAAGCGATGCAAGTAATAAGCGTACTCCAAGTAGTATTCCTGTTCCAGATAAAAAGTTAAAGTCAGAAAGTGCAACACTTGCAGCTGCTGTCATAGGTGGTGCAGCTCTAATGAGAATGCATCAAAAATTAAAAGATAAAAAAGCTAAGCAAGCTACCGAAAAACCTGCTAAGCCAGTTAAAGAAGAAGCTGTAGCAGAGGGTGCCACAGGAGCAAAACCTGGTTGGATGCTGCGCCAGGATCCTGTATTAGGTAGTAAAGTTAAAGCTGCTCAAGCAAAGCAAAAAGAATTCAAGAGATTAGTAGGCACAAAGGTTCCTGCTAGGGATGTAAAAGAAGCAAGAGACCCACACGAGTATGATTATGAAGGTGAGATGGCCAAAGGTCAGTTACGTACAATTATAGCCAATGCACAAAGAGCACATGATATGCTTGATGATGATACCAATATGGCTGAGTGGGTACAAAGTAAAATTACTCTAGCATCAGATTACATTAGTACAGTTGCTGATTATATTCAAAGCGAATTAAAAGAAGAAATTGAAGGGGTAGAGGAGGCACATATTGCTTCACCATTAAATGCCGCTAATGCTAATGCTGAGTATAAGCGTCAACCCTCTAACACACTTAAAGTTGATGTTAAGCATCTTGGTGGAGTATCAAATTATAAAGCTATTAAACAACACCTTGTATCAAAAGGTATTACTGCTGGAGTAGGTTCTAGTGACAATTACCATACAGTTCACCTTTCTAACATTAACCATAGCCACGGTGAGGTAAAGCAAAAACTTGGTATTAAAGAAGAAGTAAAAAAAGGCCTATACT